GGGGAGCCCTGGACCACCTCTGTGAGCGTCCCCGGACGGTTCGGAATCCTGCCGACCGCTGCCGCCGTCCTGAAGCCGGCCACCGTCGCCCTGAAGTTCACCGTGTTCTCCTGGACCGACGGGCGGGGCGGCAATCGCTGCAAGGAGGGCCTCGAGGTCCTGGAGCGCAATTATCAGGACCTATCGCGTCGTCTGTATGCCTTCGGCCGCCTCCAGACGCTCCGGTTCACCCCCAAGGGGGCTCCGGTCCGGGAGGCTCAGGTCCGCCTCAAGTCCTCGCTGGACCCGAGCTTCAACCCGCACGCGGAGACGATCTCGTTCACGGTCACCTACGAGATCGTCTCCGGGCTGTGGCGCGGCACTGAGGACATCATCGCCCCGCTGAACGACATGTCGAAGCTCGACGGCTGCGTGATGCCTATCCCGGACGGGAGGCTCCTTCTCGAGCCGGCGGCAGGCACCTGCACCGTGAAGGACAACGTCTCCGGCTCCTCGTTCACCTTCACCGGCACCCTCAACGGTGGGGAGAAGCTGCTGGTCGACATCGCCGGCTACCGCGCCTGGAAGAACCCCGGAGACGGGTGGGACGTTCAGCCGAGGGCCCGCTCGGCTGACGGCGAGATCTCCATGAGCCCCGGAGGATTCCGAGCCACCCCCGACGCTGACGGCCGTATCTCCATGACGCTGACCGGGACATCCGGCAGCTTCCGCGGAAGGACGGCCTACTGATGCCACGCAATACCGCGTTTCCAAAGGGCCTGGCCATGCGCTACGTCGCCTACGAGCAGGCCGGCGCGCGGCTGGGAGTCCTACCCGACGCCCTGGCCGGGACATTCACCTGCCCCCGGCAGGCCACGCCGTCGCTCACCCTCTCCTACCCGAACGGGGGACTGGGAGTACGCGGCGAGCTCCTCGACGAGGCCGTGGAGATCGCCGTCGAGCTCAGCTACGACGGGCAGACCTGGCACGAGCCCTACAACGGCCGCTTCATCAACCTGTCCTCTGAGTGGAACCTCGTGGACGACGGCACGGAGCACCGCAAGGCGGACCTGATCCACATCGGGCACCGCCTGGAGGGGGCTCTCGTATGGAACGTACCCCCGGTCGCCAAGGACAAGGACGGGAAGTACAAGTTCAACTCACGCAACGCCGGCGAGATCCTGCACACCCTGTGGGACGCCGCCGTAACGCGGGGATGGGGTGCCGGGCTGTCCCTGGACGCCTCCCTAGCGACCGACTCGGCCGGCCAGCCGTGGGCCACCAAGACCACCCTGGCCTTCGACCCTACGGTCTCCCTCAAGTCCGTCCTCGACACGCTCATGAACATGGGCATGATCGACTACCGGTGGCGGGGCCGTACGCTCCAGGTCTACAACGCCGACTCGGCCCTGAAGCGGGAGAATCTGTCCGTCGTGTGGCGCCTAGGGGCCGGGACGACGTCGGCCCCGGAGAAGCTGGACTGGTCCCAGTTGTGCACCCACGTCCTCGTGAAGGGCGACGGTGGGCGCACGTGGACCTTCCCCAACCCGGAGGCTCCGCCAAACCTTCCCCGTACGGAGAAGGTGGTCAGCGCCGGCGGCGTCGAGCTGGAGTCCACGGCCCGCCGCGTGGCGGACCTTACCCTCAAGACCGGGGCCACTCCCGCCGCCGAGGTGAAGCGAGAGTGGGAGGCGGACGACCTCCAGTGGCTCCCCTTCGAGGACTACTCCCTCGGTGACTGGGTCCGGGTGGAGCGGGGCTCCGGCCTTGATCGCATGCGCGTCACTCAGATCTCCATCTCGGTCACCGAGAACGGGCGCTGCCAGGGCCACACGACCTTCGGAACCATGCTCGACGACGTCCTGTCGCGCCTGGCCAAGCGCCAGAAAGGCGTGCTCGGTGCCGCCACCTCCGACGGCCAGAACCCCAGGCCCGAGGCGACTCCTAGCAAGCACTGGCCCCTACCCCCTCAGGGGCTGGTCATCTCCTCGACGGCGGTCATCGGGCCGCTCGGCTACGCTCAGGCAGTGGCGTCCCTGGAGTGGCAGGCGGTCACCACGGACACCTTGGGCGTGGCCGTGGACGTGATCGGCTACGAGATCTCGGTCCGCGAGATCCCCCACCCTACGGGACGGTTGCTCACGTCCAACGACACCTCCGGGGAGGTTGAGGGGCTGTCCCCCGGCGGTCGGTACGCCTTCAAGGTCCGGGCCGTTACGCGCGACGCCGTCGGCTCCTGGGGCCCAGAAACCATCGCGACCATGGCTACGGACACGTCCGCGCCTCCGGTCCCCTCAAAGCCCCAGCTCTCCCAGACTCTCGGAGTCCTTCAGGTGTTCTGGGACCTGCTGAGCGTTGACGGCGGAGGCATGCCGGGGGACTTCGCAGGCGCGGAGGTCAGCGTGCAGCTGCCCGGGACTCCTCCGGCAGTGGTGGCCTCAATGCCGTCCCCGATGCAGCGCATCTCTCTGGCCGGGTACGAGATCAGGGAGTACGAGGTGCGCCTTCGTACCTACGACCGCGCGGGGAACCGGTCGGCCTGGAGCGCGCCTAGCAACATCACCCTCAAGCAGAACATCGACGCCGACGCCATCGCTCGCGAGGTTGAGAGGAAGCTGGCGGGCAGTGACGCGATGCAGCAGGCCGCCCGCGAGGGCACCCTCAAGGAGATGAAGCACCTAACCGAGGCCATGACCCAGGTGGCCACCAACCTGGTCACCTCGGGCCCCATCCCTCCAGATAGTGGGACAATAGGTTCCAGCATGTGGATCTCACCCGACGGGCGAGTATTCGTCCTCAGAGCAGAAGGAGACAGGTAATGAAGGAGTACGTCGCCACCAAGCAGTGGCGCGACGGGTTCGGAGCCAATGAGACCAGGATCACCGCCGCCGATCTAATCCGTATCGAGGACGGAATCTCCTCCGCCACTCGCGGGGTCACCTCCCTGGAGACCGTCGTCCAGGGGCAGCCTGCCAAGGTCCTGGAGGAGGTCAAGAAGATCGCTCAGGCTATCCGGACCGAGCTGTCCAAGGCGATCCCTGTCGGGACCGTTGCGATGTTCGGAGCAGACCGCGACCCTGAGGGATGGCTCCGCTGCGACGGCCGGGTCCTGCAGAGGAGCGCCTACCCCGCCCTGTTCTCCGCCATCGGTACTACCTATGGCTCTACCAATTCCGGGGACTTCCGCATCCCGGACATCCGGGAGCGGTCCGTGGTGGGTACCGGCACGAAGTACAGCCCCGGCGACAAGGGAGGAAACACGCTCCTCACGCTGAGCATCTCCCAGATTCCGGCCCACACCCACGAGATCGGGGAGTCCTCGGACCAGTCCAAGAGGTTCCAGGCCCGCACGTCCAACCAGGACATTGGTATCGGCACGTCCGGCTACACCTACCTGACGTCTACCGGCACCTCCTCCAACGAGAGGTCCCCGATCGCGGCGTCTACCGGAGGGTCGCAGCCCATCGACCTACGTGACCCGTACTTCGGCCTCCCCTACATCATCAAGGCCTCCTGATGACTGGACCACTCAATCCAGCCGCCGCGCCTGAAGGTGCTCGCGGTGGCCAGTACGTAACCGTCCCCGCCTTCGCCTCGCCAGGCCAGTCCCTCCCCAGCAACTCCCGCACCGCCGAGGGGTCGACCGTCGTCTACTCCCCGAAGGGCTGGCGCTGGGAGGAGGCCGGAGACGAGTACTCCAAGTCGGTCTCCAAGCTGACGGCCGCGACCATGGAGTCGGCCGTCCGGCGAATCCGCTCCTCATTGGGCACGGTGCTCTACATCAGAGGCACCTCTGACACGGAGCCCCCCTTCCGGGGGGAGACCCTCGGAGACACGGTCCGGGTCCAGGACGCACAGACTCTCGACATCGTCGCGGAGTGGAAGTGGGACGGATCCTCCTGGGAGCGTATGCGGGTCACCAGTGAGCAGATCAGCAACCTCGACGTAGGGAAGCTGACCGTAGGAGCGGCCAACATCGCCGAGCTCACCGCGAGGAAGATCGCGGCCGACGTCGGCCGCTTCCTGGAGATCACCACTGACCAGCTCACTGTTACCGGCAACGCGTCCTTCGTGAACGCTACGGCCCACCATGTCTGGACGAAGATCGTCACAGCCGGGCAGGGCGAGTTCGAGAAGATCAAGGCCGGGATGCTGGAGGCCAACTCCGTCAGCGCCTCCAACATC